GATATAAGCAAGGCATGCAAGATGGTCGGTTACGAGGCTCCGGGATTGAAGGCCATCGAGCTTTTGTCTCGTGAGGAGTTCCTGAATGCTGTGGATACTGCCGCTGACCCCGAGACCGAGGCCATAGTGCAATCCAAGACTGCCCGGAAGAGGTTTTGGGCACGTGTGATGAATGATGTGGAAGCGAGCCACAGGGACAAGATCAGGGCGAGCGAGCTTTTGGCGAAGGCCAGTGGTGATTTTGTCGATCAGGTGAATGTGAATTTCAGTCCGATGGGGCTTCTCAGTGCGCTAGAGGAGAGGACAGGCAAGCGCGATGAGTGATCTGGCGACATTCGATGCTGGTCTGGTGGACAAGTTCACCGAATATCACAATGATCCGGTGCTTTTTGTACGGGAGATATTTGGTGTCGAGCCGACAGATCAACAGAAGATGTTGTTGAAGAGTATGGTCAAGCCTGATGCTCATGTAGCCGTCAAGTCAGGGCATGGTATAGGGAAATCATCTGCCCTTGCATGGCTTGGGTTGTGGTTTTTGTGGACGAGGCTGGATGTAGAGGTGCCATGTACGGCTCCGTCTGGTCACCAGTTGAACGACGTACTGTGGTCCGAGATAGATGCATGGAGAATGAAAATGCCCGGTCCCATGAAGGATGCGACTATCGTAACGAGGGACCGTGTAACCATAGAAGGATGTGGCAAGAAGCATTACATGGTAGCTCGAACGGCGAGGCGTGATCAGCCGTCGGCGCTGCAGGGCTTCCACGCGAAGAACCTCATGTTTCTGATAGACGAGGCTGCTGAGGTTCCAGACGAGGTCTTCGAGGTCATGCGTGGTACGCAGACGACGAGGAACGCCCGTGTCATTATGACCGGTAACCCCACATTGGTTACCGGTTATTTTTATGAGGCGTTCAACTCATCGAAGAGTGTTTGGGAGAGGTTTACATTTTCGTGTCTCGATTCGCCGCTGGTCAAGCCTGAATATATTCAGATGATGAAGGACGAGTACGGGGAAGACAGTGACCAGTACAGGGTCCGTGTGCTTGGTGAGTTCCCGAGCGCGTCGATAATGCAGTATATTCCTGCCGATCTGGTGGATGCCGCCACCGCCCGCCACATGAACGAGACGGCGTACAACTTTGCTCCGGTGATACTGGGCGCCGACGTTAGTTATTTTGGCGATGATGCGAGCGTTTTGTTCCTGAGGCAGGGTCTGTACTCAGAGAAGTTGTGGGAGGGAAGGGATGTGGACACGATCCAGTATGCCGACATCATCCACAGGTTCGCAAAGGAGCGAAACGCTGACAAGATCTTCGTTGACCAGACCGGTGTGGGGGCTGGAGTGATAGACCAGCTTCGTCGAATGGGTTTGGGTGATATCGTGGTTGGCGTGTCGAGTTCCAGTGCTTCGAGTAGACAGGAGCTGGCGAACAAGCGCATGGAAATGTGGTACGAGATGAAGGAATGGCTGAAGCTGGGTGGTGCGATCCCTGATGACAGGACCCTTCGTGACGATCTGGTGACGCCGTATTACGATTATCATCGCCAGAGTGGTAAGATGAAGCTGGAATCCAAGCAGGCGATAAAGAAGTTGAGGAACCTGCCGAGTCCGGACCACGCTGACGCATTGGCGTTGACATTTGCTTATCCTGTACTGAAGAAACGCGGTTCGAGTACTGAAAGCCAATTTGTCTCAGGCGGCCGGGAACGATCGTACCGCATAGAATCTCCAGTTGACGCCGCAACATAAGACAATTTGGCATATAGATATGCATGTTACGGGGAGGTGTAGTTAATGTGTTTTTCGACTCCTGACTATCCGTCGCCGCCCGCTCAGCCGCAAATTGTTGAGGTCCCTACTCCGGTAGCGACTCCAAGTCCTTTGCCTGCCGATCAGCGTGTTGACAAGCGGGACCTTGTTGCCGAGGATGCCGAACGAAGACGTGCCGCTGCCAGAGAGGGATTTGAGGGAACGTGGTTGTCAAAAGACAGATACCGGCCGAAAACAGAGGAAGAAGAAGAGGGTTTGAGCCTGTCTGGTACAAGTACAAAACAGCCAAAAACTGTTTTGAGAAAGACATTCGGATAAAGGTGGTATAAATCATGTGTTATCCAAGTCCTTCTCCGCCAACACCGCCGCCTCCGCCTAAACCTAAACCTAAACCTACTCCTGCTCCCAAGCCTGCTCCGGCACCCAAGCCTGCTCCGGCACCCAAAGCCCCATCTGCACCTGCTCAAGTATCGCAGGAAACACAGAATCCGGAATGGGAAAGAGTTGATAAAAGGACCCGTAGTAATATGGCTTCCGGGACAGCTGGTGAAGGTGAAGGATATTATGGAACATGGCTTTCGAATGACCGTAGAAGAAGGCCGACGGAGGATGAGCAAAGTAATCTTGGGCAATCACAAGGGAATCTTGGGTTTGGTACTGTTCTCAGGAAATTTTTGGGGGGATAAGTCATGGCAGAGATACCCGGTGTGACTGACCTTGAAAAGTATAGAAAACGCCATAAGGCACTGTTGCTGAATCGGTCATACTGGGAACCGATATGGAAGGATTTGTGCAGTTATGTCCTCCCTCAGTATGGTAAGGCGCTGTACCCTGGATTTGAGGGCAGGCCTCGTCTGGGTAATGAAAACATGGTGACATCCTGGCCTACGATGGCTGCACGAGTGACCGCTGCAGGCCTTCAGTCGGGAATGACATCCAAGGCTCGTCAGTGGTGGAGGGCCAGTCTCCCAGATACCGATATGGCAAAGTATCCACGGTTCAGGGAATGGCTCGATGAGATCACATTCCGTATGACATATGTAATGGGCCAGAGCAACTTTTACGAGGGTACATATGGAGTGTGGGGGCAGGCACCCACCTATGGAACCGGCGTTACTGTCTTCCTCGAGGATTTCAATGATGTAATTCGCGCTCATACGTTGACAATAGGTGAATATGCCTTGGCATCTGATTTTACGATGAGGAATAACACTTTATACAGGACATTCTGGTTGCGCGGGTGGGAGCTTGTGGACCGGTTCGGGAAGAAGAATGTGTCCCGGAATGTCAGGGATGCTTATGATCGGAATGATACCGAGCAATGGTACAAGGTGATCCACATTATCGAGCCGAATGACGATCGCATAAAGATGTCCGGAAGCAACAAGAATATGCCGTACCGGTCGGTGTACTACGAGGATGCGGCCACGGAAGATGATGGTGTCCTGGAAGTCAAAGGATTTGAAGAAAAGCCTTTCGCCACATTCAGGTGGGAGGTTGCCGGGCGGGACGATTACGGATTTGGCCCCGGATGGGTGGTACTTCCTGATTGCAAGGAACTGCATGCAACGATACGTGATCGTGGCGTTGGTATAGAAAAATCTGTCAATCCGCCTCTTCAGGCTCATATCCAGGATATGGATCGTATGGTTAATGCCGCTCCGGGAGGTTTGTCGTTTTATTCTAATCTGCAGAGTGGCAATGCAGGCAAGATTTCTCCTCTTTACGAGGTTGCTCCTGACCTGAATGGCATTCAGTTGAGCATTACAGAACTCAGAGAGCTTGTGGATCAGGCATATTACAAGGATTTGTTTCTTGCCTTGATGGCACGTTCCGGGGGATCTGCAGAAAAAACGGCCAGAGAGGTTGTAGAGATTCAACAGGAAAAATTGTTGATGCTTTCGCCAGCTTTGGAGAGAGCTGATGAATATCTCAATGATGCAATCAATAGAATTTTTGGTATCATGATGCGTGGTGGGTTGCTTCCTCCGCCTCCACCTGATTTGCAAGGGCAGGAGATAACGATCGAATATGTCTCGATACTCGCACAGGCACAGCAGATGATTGAATCGTCGAAGATCGAGCAAGGGGCTGCATTCATAGCACAGCTTGCTGGCATGTATCCTGAGGTTGCCGATATACTCGATCCAGATATGGTCGGAGAAGCATATCTTTCGGCAATCCAGATTCCGCAGAAATATCTCCGTGATCGCAAGGTCAGAGATGCGATAAGGGCGGAGCGGATGAGATTGCAAAAGCAGGCTGAAGAAGCGCAGCAGATGCAGCAGATTGTCGAACAAGGCAAGACATTGTCTGAAGCTGATATGAGTGGGCAAAATGCACTGTCTGCACTCCTTATGGGGGCATCTGGAGGATTACAGTGAACGATAGTAAGCAAAGACGAAAGTATTCCGTAACAGATGATGCTGGATACGAGGAACATCAGGAGCGTGCGAAGATCATCCGTGATCAGCGTATCAACGATCTTCGGAAGATACTTTCGACTGTAGAGGGGAGAAGGTGGGTTTATTCGATTATCGAGAGGTGCCATGTTTTCCATCCGGTGATGACCGGCAATTCCTATACGTTTTTCAATGACGGAATGCGTCAGGTAGGATTGATGGTTATCGACGAGGTTGCAGGTGTCGATAAGGACCTTTTCGGGAAATTGTTTGCAGAATCGTTTGATTGGAATAAAAAAATAGAAAGTATTTTACATGGGGAGGAGGAAGCAGATGATGTCTGAGGAAAAGATCGTTGATCAGGAGACACAGAATATCACTGAAACTCTTGATGGCGAAGAGCAAGAAGAGCAACAGGCGGAAGATCAGGGTGAAGTTCAAGAAAATTCCGAGGAGACTTCTGAGGAGGGTTCTGAAGAAGTTGAGGTACCTGAATCGTATGAGTTTCCGGAGGATCTCAAAATCTCGGAAGAACAAAAGGCTGAATATTCCGAGATTCTGAAGAAGTACAAGGCCCCGCAATCTGCGGTGAATGATCTTGTAAATCATCTCCGGAAGCAAGCTGAGGATGTAAGGAATCAACACATTCAGCTTTGGTATGATCAGGTCAAAAAGTGGGGTGAAGAAGCTCAAAATCACAAAGAGTATGGCGGTGTTAATTTCGAGAAAAACTTGAAATCTGTCATCAGCCCTACATTGCGGAAATTCGGGAATGAAGAGCTTATCGAAGAACTTGATCAATCCGGATTTGGGAATAATCCCAGACTTCTGGCATTTATTTACAGGGTCGGGAAAGAGATTGGCGTTGAGGCTGATTTCGTGGAAGGTAAAACAGGTTCGGATGATCAAAATGATATCTTGAAAGTTCTCTACCCGAGCATGTACAAAGACAAGAAAAAGTAAATTATAGGGGGTGTAGAAATTGGCAACTTACGGAACGAATCTGCCTACGATGCTGGATTGGGCTAGGCGACTTGACCCGAAAGGGAAAATAGATACTGTCGTAAATCTTCTGGCAGAGACCAACCAGATTCTTGAAGACATGGTTTGGTTGGAAGGGAACCTTCCGACCGGTCATCAGACTACAGTTGTCACCGGTCTTCCTGAACCTACATGGAGGACGCTCTACGGAGGTGTTCAGCCTTCCAAAGGTACGACAAAGCAGATCACTGATACTTGCGGGATGCTTGAGGCGAGGCCTCAGATCGACATCGATCTTGCCAAGCTGAATGGAAATTCTCCTGAGTGGAGATTGAGTGAAGAGAGGCTCCATATCGAAGGTATGAACCAGGCGATGGCGACTACTCTCTTCTACGGTGACACTCGTGATGATCCTGAAAAGTTCATGGGTCTTCACCCGAGGTTCTCGGATACCACTGCTGATAACGGCGGACAGATTATTGATGCCGGTGGAACAGGGTCGGACAACACATCTATCTGGCTTGTGACGTGGGGACCGAATACCGTTCACGGGATTTTCCCCAAGGGATCCAAGGCCGGAATGCAGATTACCGACAACGGGAAACAGACGGTAACTGACAGTAACGGCGGCCGCTACGATGTTCTGGAATCCCATTACAAGTGGGATTGCGGCCTGTCTGTAAGGGATTGGCGTTACGTGGTTCGCATTGCCAATATTGATGTTTCTGACCTTACCACATTTGGCTCTGCGTCCGATGCCGCTGCAAATCTGATCAGGTTGCTTATCGAAGCTACAGAGACTCCGCCTGAGGTGAATCTTGGCCGACCGGTTATTTACTGTAACAAAACTGTTCGGACATGGCTCAGGATCATGATGAATGAAAAGTCAAACGTGCATCTTTCGCTTGAGGAAGTAGCTGGCAAGAAGGTTCTTGCGTTTGACGGAATCCCGGTCAGGCGTTGTGACAGGATCCTGAATACTGAGTCCCGGATTGTTTAATATGGGGGGTGTGAGAATTGATTCTCGACAAGAATCTTATTTTTAGTGATGCTCAGGC